TTTAGCGGGTCAAGATTCAAATGGTTCAGGTGGCGTTGAATTTGTTTCAGGATTGTGGATGAACACTACTGCAATTAACTCAATCACCATAAGCCCAAACACCGGAACGATTCAAGCAAATAGTCATTGGGCTTTATACGGAATTAAGGGGTAACGATAATGCCAGCAGGTAGCACATACACACGGATTACAGGTGGTTCAGTTACACTTGCAACCGCCGCATCAAGCGTAACATTCTCAAGCATTCCTGCCACATTTACTGATTTAGTTTTGGTAATAAATGGCGGTGGTAGTGTAAATATAAATGTTTCAATGCAATTTAATGGTGATACAACTAGCAATTACAGCATTACTGCCGTTGCTGGTGATGGTAGTACCGCATCAAGCACACGCCGTACATCTCAAACTGGAATGCGTTTAGATGAAAACTCTTTTACAGGAACCACATTAGCGGCATCTAATCTAATTGTTTCCATTATGAACTACGCCAACACCACTACTTTCAAAACAGTATTGAGTCGCTCTAATAACGCTGCGGTAGGCACAAGTGCAATCGTTGGCTTGTGGCGTAAGACACCAGAAGCAATCAACCAAGTAGTAGTTAACGCTATCGGTGGCAACTGGATTACTGGCAGCACATTCAATCTCTACGGCATTGCCGCAGCATAAGGGGAAACTAAATGCCTACATACACAAAGATTGCTTCTAACACCGTTGGAGCAGGTGGTGTTTCTACCGTTACTTTTTCAAGTATCCCTGCGACTTATACTGATTTATTAGTTAAAGTTTCGGCAAGAGCAACTGCTGGTGGTGCGTTCGCTGGATTAGTATTTGCGCCAAATGGATTATCAACTAACTACACTTTAAGATGGCTTGGCGATGCTGGTGGCGGCGCTGTTAGCTATACTGAAGCGGCATTTGGTTACAATCATTTATTTTATCTTCCTGCGAGTAGTGCAACAGCAAGCGTTTTTGGTAATGGTGAGGTTTATATTCCAAATTATGCTTCATCAAATTACAAATCAATAAGTTCTGAAGGTGCTAATGAAAATAATGCTACTGGAATTTATCAAGGAATGACCGCTGGTCTTTGGTCTAGCACCGCAGCAATTACTTCTTTGACATTTTCAACAGGCGGCAACTTTGACCAATACTCAACCTTTACCCTCTACGGAATCTCAAACGCATAAGGAGCAACAAATGTCAGACATCAAGATCGAAGTAAACTGCGCAACAGGCGAAGTCACCGAGGTTCCGCTAACTGCGGAAGAAATCCAACAGCGCGAACTAGATGCCATCGCCGCTGCAACTGCCCAAGCTGAACGCGAAGCGGTAGAGGCAGCAGCGGCAGATGCTAAGGCATCGGCGCAGGCGAAGTTATCTGCCCTTGGATTATCAGCCGAAGAAATCGCAGCACTTACAAAGTAACCAAATCTTTCGGGGATAATCTAGGAGAATAATGCCAATTTATTCAGCTCAAGTGACGGTGACAACCTCACCAACATTGTTAGTCGCAGCAGATGCAGGCGCTGAACAAGTAAACCTTCACGCAAAGCACACAACTTATCTTGGCGGTGCCGATGTAACCACATCAACAGGGTATCAAATGGATAACGGTGACAAGATAGTTCTCCAAAATCACGAATCACCTATCTATGGCATTACTTCATCAGGAACAGGCACTATGCAGGTGTTGGTGATTACGAAATGACAGCTCAAGATTATCTAACAATGGCGGTGGCTATCTGCACCATTATTGGCGCATTTGCTACCGCAACGCGTTGGATGGTCAAGCATTACCTAAGCGAATTGAAACCGAATTCCGGCAGTTCGCTAAAAGATTCAGTTGTTCGACTTGAACGCCAGGTTGAGGAAATTTACAAAATACTAATTACGGGGGCAGCAAATGAACCAAAGAAACCAAATCGTAGAAACAGCCAAGGCTGAATTAGGGCTGATTGAAGGCCCGAAAGAGAATCAAACTAAGTATCAAAAGACAAACCAACCTTGGTGCGGTGCTTTTGTTAATTGGGTGTTCAAAGAAGTAGGCGTGAAAATCCCTAATTGTGTTTCAACACTTGCAGGGGCAACCGCCTTTCAAAAGAACAATAAATGGCAAGATGCCGAGTCAGCTACACCTGAAATTGGCGATTGCGTGTTCTTTGATTTCCCGCACGATGGAATTGACCGCATTTCACATATTGGGATTGTAACTAAGGTCAATGCTGATGGAACCGTCACCACAATTGAAGGCAACACCGCACCCGACAAAAAAGGCGATCAGCGCAATGGTGGTCAAGTTTGCGAAAAGGTGCGAGCATATAAGAAGAAGAATCGGGGCAAGTTGAAACCCTCTTTGCCGGTTCACATTGTAGGATTCGGCAAGCCAACCTTTAAGGAGTCATAATGAACAAGGTTCAATTCGAAGCAATTGTTAAAACATATTTGCGAGCTGCTGCGGCATCAATTATTGCCCTATACCTTGCAAGCCCTGATCAACCACTAAAGACTTATTTTGTCGCAGGTTTGGCAGCAGTTGCTGGCCCTGTATTGAAAGCACTTGACCCAAAGGCATCAGAATTCGGCAAAGGTTCTAAGTAATCAATGCTTCGGGGGGATATTCTTAAAGAGGCTTCACGCCTTACTCACGGTGATCGAAATAAAAACTACGGTGATCCGCTAACAAATCATCAACGAATCGCGGCTTTGTGGTCGGTGTATCTTGAATCTGAGATTACACCTTCCCAAGCCGCGATTATGTTGGCATTGGTCAAGGTTGCCAGGTTGATTGAGTCACCTGATCATCTTGATTCCTTTATTGATGGCGCTGCCTACTTTGCCATTGCAGGCGAGATTGCCCATCGTGAAGGATAAACTTCTTGTTATAGTTCCCACACGCGGGCGGCCTCATAATGCGCAGGCGTTGCGCGATGCCTTTAATGACACCCAAGCAACTGCCGATTTGTTATTTGTCATTGATAAAGATGACCTTGAATTTGCGGGCTACGATGCCACCGATATTGATTACATTTTAATTGAAAACACCACTCGCGGGATGGCTTTCCCGCTGAATGAAGTGGCGAAACAATACGCCGAGCATTACAAATACCTTTGTTTTATGGGCGATGATCACAGACCGCGAACCCACAAATGGGATGATAAGTTGATCAGCAAACTTCAAGATGCGCCTGCCCTTGCCTACGGCAATGACCTTTTCCAAGGTCAGAGCTTACCAACAATGATTGCAATGACTTCGGATATTGTCACCGCCCTTGGCGGGATGGTGCCGCCTAATATGCGCCACCTTTATCTTGACAATTTTTGGCTACGCCTTGGAACTGATTTGGGCAAGATTACCTATTGCCCTGAAATCATTATTGAGCATTGCCATCCGCTAATTGGTAAAGCTGAGATGGATGAAGGTTACAAAACCGTTAATGCCGCTGAGGTTTACACCGCAGACAGAGATGCTTTCAACAACTTCATCAATTCTTTTATGTATAAGCAACTTCTTGAGGCGCTTAGATGAAGATTCTGATTACCGGCAACGCGGGTTTTGTAGGTCGCGCTTATCACCGCGCCTTTGGCGATCAACACGATATAACGGGAATTGACATTGCCAACGGCATTGATGCCCGCGATTTCTTTGCTAAAGATGACACACACTTTGACCTTGTTATTCACCTTGCGGCAGTAGTCGGCGGCAGAGCCACCATCGAAGGTAATCCCTTGGCAGTTGCCACCGACCTTGCCATTGATAGTGATCTCTTTCAATGGGCGCTTAGAACCCGCCCGAACAGAATCATTTATTATTCTTCATCGGCTGCTTATCCTGTTTACTTACAGACAGGTGAAATGCCAATTATGTTGGAAGAAAAAGACATTGATTTAAGCCAAATCCGCACCCCCGATTTCAGCTACGGTTGGGCAAAACTATCGGGTGAGATGTTGGCAATGTACGCAAGGCGCGAGGGTTTGAAGGTCACTATCTTGCGCCCGTTTAGTGGCTATGGTCAAGACCAAGATTTAGATTACCCTTTCCCGTCATTTGTCAGCCGTTGTTGGAACCAAGAAAAAGAGTTTAAGATTTGGGGCAGCGGCAAACAGGTTCGAGATTTCATTCATATTGACGATGTGGTTGAGGGC